AGTTCGCTTTCTGCGTCCAGACCATGAATCGCTTTCAAATCCTGAGCAAGTTCAACAGTGTATTCTGCTTTCAGAGCACGTGACTTGGCAGTTACAGTGGTCTTCTCAATGCTGAATGCCATTTCATTCAGAGTAGTACCACCAGCGTCACCAAAGCGCTCTGCTGCTGCTGTGCTTACACCAGTATCAGTAGTGTAAGTACCATCAACAGGGTTAGAACCAGTGTGGTTGTTACCCAGAGTATCGCCTGCAGAGAAACCAGTATCGGCTTCGTTAAACAGAGCTTCAGTACCAGCCATTGAAGTGTAGTGGCTCTTCATTGCGAAGATCAAACCAGTAGGACCAGTCATAGGCTGTACACCAGCTACGTCATAGGCCATCAGGTTTGGCAACGCACGGCGAACCAGACTGATAAGAATTGGGTCATAATTGTCAACACCAGCGCCTGTGACGCTGTTTGCGTGTGCTGCTTCTGAAAGAACGCCTCTTTCTTCACGCAGCGCTTTTTCTTGGTTTTCGAGAACAACCGCAGTTACCGCTCTCTTGTACGGATCACTAATTTCGCTCAGTGACTCGTGCTCGAGAACAGGTTCCCACTTCTTCTCTAACTGTTCAGATAAAAACATTGAAGTTTCTCCTTATTGTTGTTATAAACTAACTTTACTATTTATAAAAATTTAACTTTTTAACTTAAAATTTTGTCTGTTTGCTGATAGCTGACGCATAACGCGACATAATTGAACTATCAACAACATCAATTTCGTCTACAGTATCTTCTAAGCTGTTAGAAGACTCAACCGTTTCTTTCTTAAAGTAGTTTTCTTTTACGACCTTAAGTTTGCTAGTATAAGAATCGGCTGAAGTATAAGTAATGTCTTCTACTAATGTAGCAAACTTTTCTGCTTCAGTGTCAGCTAGATCCTCAGAAATTTCAGTAAAGATATTCTGTTTCTTCAAGCTAACTGCTTCTTCGTTGAGGTCAATGTTCTTCTGAACCTGCTCATCAAGTTTGCTCTGAAGGTCATCAACCTTAGTCTGCATTTCAGTCATTACGTCATACTTTTCTTCAGGTACTTCAATGTAGTGTTCGGTAAATACCTGCTGCATACCTTTGATGAAGGACTCAGTGATTTCGTTACGAAGGCCGTTTTCAACAGCAAGTTCGTTTTCCTTCATCCAATTTTCTGTAACATAGTTAAGGTACTTGTCGATATTCTCAACCATTTCTTCCAGCTTGTTTTCAAACTCAACATTGGCCTGTTCTTCGAGGTCTGCCTCGATGGCTTCTACTTCGTTTGCTACACGGGAAGTAACAACAGCTTCAAAAATTTCAGCTGCCTTAACTTTAAATTCTTCAGTGAGGTTTTCATCACTTTCAAAGAGAGCTGTAAGATCTTCTTCGTAAAGGACATCGTCATCTTGCGCGACTTCTTCCTCTTCTTCGATTTCTTCAACTTCTTCTTCAGTGATTTCTTCCACATCTTCCTCAACGGCTTCGTCTTCTACAATTACTTCATCTTCTTCAAGCTCAGCTTCTTCACGATGTACGTTGCCCGCAGAGGACTTCTTCATTACATCAGTTTCACTTGGCTTGTCGTTGGTGAAATTAGCAGGAGCCTCTTTAGCACCGTTACCTGCAGGAAGAGTACCATCTTTGCTCGCCTTTGCGGAAGCAGCCTTACCTACGGCAGAAGTCAAACCACCCTTTGAATCAGCACCGGATAAGTCCTGCTTCTCTGGGTTAGGATTTGAATCGCCTTGAGTAGGGTTGCTATCGTCACGAGCAGTGAGCTTATCTTTAGGACGGTTTGCAGCACCTTCCATAAGCTCTCTGATTTTAGACTCTACACCCATTGTTATATCTCCTTTCGGTTAGATTTAAAACTGTCTTATATATTTATACAAATTAAATATTAGATAGCCTGTTTAAAAATTCGTTGAAAGCACGTATTTTGGCCTCAGCGAGGTCTTTACTGCTTGCTTTCTTAATAAACTGCTGTGTTTCTTCAATTTCTCTTTCTTGCCATATGCCTTTTACAAACACCCATTCTCTGCCTTCCATGATGCCCTGTACATAAGCATCTGGGGCTGAAGGGTCAGCAACAATATCAGCTGCTGTGGCAAGCATGAAGTCGTCTTGTACTTCATTAATGCCTTCGCTGTTTTCTTTCAATGAGCCAAGACCACGTGAAGAAACACCAAGTCCTGCACCTTCTTTAATTAGGCTTGCGGCAATGTTACCCATAGGAGTGTCAAGGATCTTAGCCTTGCCTATCCAGTTATCGCCATCTTCTCTAAGAGAGGTAATCATATGTGAAACACGGTCGAGATTAATATTAGGACCGTCTGGGTGCCCAAGTTCTCCGTATGCTCTCTTAGTGTTGACCTGTTCCTGCATATAACGGTCTACTTCTTTCGCCATAATCTCTCTGGGATAGACACGACCGTTTCTGTTTTGTAAGTTAGACTGTAGAAAGACGCCTTCGATATAGAGGCTCTTCTTGCCTGACTCTGATTCTTCTACAATAAACTGTAGGTCTTCGTTAAGTTCTTTTATTAGTCTCATTAGCCTAGACTCCCATCAGCACCTTGGTGTTGCTGTGAACCGTAACCTGATACTTTAGCACAATCAACTATAACAGTTCCACCGTTGCCGCCTGAAATAACTACTTCGATGTCTTGGTCATTCTCATCAGTATCTGCCCAGCCATAAAAATCTAAAGTACCTGATTCTGTCAGTTCGTATAGAATTTTACTATTGCGCTGAACATATGCACGAGCTGAAGCAGATAATGTCCATTGTAGTCCTTTGATATTGACAGCAGGGCTTGACTGTGTTTCCGTTGACTTTTTTAAATCTGTTGCTAAAGCGATAGTACCTGTGGCTGCTGTGCCTCTGACGGCCACAACGCCTTGGACCTGTGTCAACTTTAGTACATCTACTGTGACCGCCATTTAGTTCCCCTTACTTTTTCTTCTTATGGTTCATGTGAGATTCTTGAGCAAGGACTTGTACACCTTCTTCTGAGATCTCAACCTGTTCGATACCATGCTCAAACATAACCTTATACCATGCAACATTACCTTCATCATCTGGAATAGCGTGTTCGCCAGTGATAGGTGTACCCTCACCAAAACCTTCTTTAAAGATCTTAGTTGCACACATATGCTTGTCACCTTCTACAGAGCCCTTTTCGACTCCATCCATTGGCGCTTCCTGAATGTCTACTTCAACGCCTTCTCTGAATTGTCTAAACGTCTTCATTTTCGTCTCCCGTTTCAACTGTTTCAGGCTCGGCGGCAGGGTCTACTTCAAGTATATGATCTTCGCCATCTGCCAAACCCATTGCTTCTAATTCTGGATTTTTAAAAACACTTTGAGCAAGTTCTTGTTTATAATCATTAAGAGCGTCTCCCGCTCTCGCCTGCATAATATTATTAAACTTGTCTTGCACTTCACTGGCCTTACCTTGGGCCATAGACTGCATCATGTCTCTGATTGCTTCTTGTCTATCCATCATTGTTCTCCTGTATCTTCACCAGCAGCCTGTTGCTGCATTGCCATTTCGTGTTCTTGATCCTGAGTCATAAAAGGTTCTTCCATTTGCATCTGCATATTGATTTCTTCTAACTGCTGATCTGTAAGCATAAGTATTTCTCTTTGAACATACTCTTTACTAAACAGTGAACCAATATAAGAAGAAGCGCCTTGTAAAACTTCAAATCTACTTCTCAG